ATGTGATTTTACCAGTGGCGTGTAAGTTGCCGTTGATAGTGGTGTCGGCGTTAATGGTTGCGCCACCGTCAGCTGTTGCAGTGAGGTGTCCTTTGGTTTTCACAACGACATCACCGCTTTTACGATTGTGCGAAATGACCGTACCGTTACTGAATTTCTTCATCCACATATCGCCATCACTAGTTGGTGTCGGGTCTTGCGCGTTATAAATTGCACCTAGCACGCAACCGCCCTCACCGCGCGCGTCAAGGAGTAGCGCGACTAATTCGCCCACGTCGGGCAAGCAGTAAAATTGATTGCCACCTGCGTTGGGCGTGAGATACGAAAGCCACGCAGTTTCCAAATCTTCTAGCGCGGGGATTTTGCACCGCACTTTGTGGCTTGCTGGGTCAACGGCGGACACAATGCCTTCTTGGTAAGTAGCGCCAAAATTATGCGTGTTCATCATTTAGTTATTCCTGTTTCACGGCGTTGTTGCTTTGCCAAGGCGTAATCTTGAGCATTGGTTTGTAATAAGCGGTCATCCACATAACGCAAGTCAGGTTTGCCGTTGAGTGTATCCAATGGCTTCGCTTCAGTCAGCACGCCAGTGTTTTGCAAATCATCCGGAATAAATTCCAACATTCGCACTTCAAGGCTTGTGGTGTAACCTCCGCCCCGCACGATACTGTGACGGGAAGATTTAATCAGGTATTTACCGCTAAAAATGCCTAAATTACGCAACGCAAGCGTACTGCCCGCCACTAATTTCGGATTCCCGATCACCGTGATATTGCCTGCCGTCTGGTCGTCATTTTGTTCCGCCAGTGCGGCGTCGGCACGTGCGTCAATTTGCTCTTGCGTTTCACCGCGTGTCACCACTTTCAGCGTGTCACCGCTTGCACTTTGCGCCTGCTTCATGTTTTCGCGCAGTGCCTTGGCTTTTTTGCGTTTTTTAATGACTTTTTTGCCGTTGGCGTCATAACCGCTAACATCCACTTCTTTCGCAGTGTCTTTGATTCGGTCTCGAAGGCTGATAGAAATCGTGTCTTTTTCTTCCAACGTCACCACCGTTTCGCTTTTGCCCAGTTCATCTTTATCGGTGAAAACCAACTGATCACCCACAATTTTGAAACTGTGGTGATATTCGCGGGCAAGGCGCGCCAAGAACTCCACGTCGCGTTCCTGATATTGGGTTGCTCGCTTCACCGGGATATGTTTAATCGTACCGACCATTTTCAGTTTCAAACGCCCGGCAATAATGCCGACGATTTGTTTTAGTGTCGTGTTTTCGTAGGCTTTCGGCTTTAACGTGCGGTTTGCCTTAGCAATGCCGGTGCTTAATGCCTTGATTTGAATATAGGACGGATGGTAGTTGTATTCCACCTCGTCAATTTCAAACGCGCCGATGTCGGTGAGCTGTGCGCCTTTGTAGCCGATTGCCGCCTTGAGCTTATCGCCTTGGGTCGGATACCATTGACGAATCCACTTGCCACTTATATCTTCAAACGATACTGTCAGCTCGTCTGATTCGCCCTCAAGATTGTCGGTGTAAGTCAGCTCAAGCAAATGCGGTTCAATATCTGCCGTGATGTTGGTTTTTTCATACAGCATGGAGAAATCAGGCATTGGAACGTTATTCATCACCACCTCTTAGCCATGGCGGCATAGAATCGTTATTGGTCGGTTTAATGTCTAACACCGGAATATATACGGTCGCGCCGGTGGGTAGCACTTCGCATAAGCTGATATGCGGATTCGCGCTGATAATGCGCGTAAATTCCAGTGCGTTGCCGTAGTAGTAATAGGCGAGGTTATCCCAACGTTCGCCCTGTTTTACAGTGTGTTTAAGTACGGTCTGCTGTGTCATGTGTCACATCCTCGTCTTCGCGTAAAACAATCCATGCCGTCATAGCGGCTACCGGTGCGGCGGCATTATCAATACGTTCGTTAATGTCACTTAACGCATTATCCGCAGGCTTGAACCAGTCGTCCCAATTACTGCCGTTAGATTGACTGCCAAAGGTCAGGCTGTCTTTCATTACCATTAAATCCGAATAAATACCGTTGGCTTCTTGGCTGAACTCACTGATTGCCGGCAAGACATCACGAATGCCTTCGAACAACCCGGACATTCCGGTGAGTTCACCGAAACTGCCCAACGCGCCGTCTAAATTGCCCAACACGCCTGGCAAATAGGCAAGGGCTGCCATCGGGTCATCGGCTAATTGACGCACGATGGCGATGGTGTTTCTGACTTCATCTACAATTTGTCTGCCTTGATTAAACAGTTCCGCGCCTTTTTGCACGGTTTCTTTTACTTCGGATAAAGCTTTCAGCGCGCCTTCCGGCAAGATAGACCCTAATAGGGAATTACTGCCTAAATTTAGTGCCGCGCCCAATGGGTTGTCGTCCATGTCGCCAACAAACTCACGCAGGCTGATATTCATTTCGCGCGCTAACGCATTGCCGAACTTGTCGGTAAACAACGTCGCAGAGGAAATATCGGTGATCACAAAATTGCCTTTGTATTTGCCGCGTCCGATAATCAACGGCATGGCTTCCTGTTTAGCTTGTGCGGACAGCAAGGCTTGATAACGTTTTTCTACGCCGCCGATTTTATGATGCAGACGAATAGCAAAAGAAAGTTCCGTGAGCTTTTCCCCCATGGCTTGCAGGCGCGGTTTGCCTTTTAACACCGCGTGTTCGGCAAAGTCTGCCGAGTGGCTTTCGTTGAAGTCCGTCAAGTCAACGGGTTCAAACGCTACGGTTCCCAACATGAAATACATTAATAAGCTCTCCGTTGTTGTTGGTCTAACACGCGTTTCAACATCATTTCAAACTCGCTTAAACTCATCTTTAAGCCTTGTTGAACTTGATTTAAAACGCCATTGTTATCGCCACCGTTCACATTAATGGTTGGATTGAAATTCACCACAATGCCTTGGGATTGCATACCGCTTGATGACATCACATCCGCACGGTTTAGCGGCTGATAGTTTGTAAGTAACCCGGTGTTGTGTGAAACGCCGTTTAAACCGACCGCACTTGATAGATTATCGGAGGCGTCTTCAGCCATTGGAATGGACTTATTCATGCCGATTGCCAAACCTTCCACCACATTTACGCCGTAGCCCTTAAATACACGGCTTGGCGAGTGAATGCCGAGTTTTTCCGCAAACCAGCCTTTAATGCCTTCACCAAGGTCGGAAACGATTTGTTTTGCTCCCTCCCATGCGTTTTTAATGCCGTTCACCAAGCCGTCAATCATGTTCTTGCCGAAATCGCTGAACTTGCTCGGCACATCAATCCCAAACCAAGAAAGCACGGTAGAAAAGACTTGTTGGAACAAACCAAGTGGCGACCAGTCAAGGATTGTGGCGGTGATGTTACCAATGCCAGAGGTGAAGAAATTGCTGATATTCGTCCATGCCTCTGAGCAGAAATTCGTGATACTGTTCCAAGCGGAAGAAAACGCACCGGAAACCGTTTGCCAAAGTTCGGAGAACCATGGTCCGATTTTTTCCCAGTTGTCATAAATCAGATAAGCAGCGACCGCAATACCGGTGATCAATAAACCGATGGGATTGGTCAGCAAGGCACGGCTCATCATGAAAATGGCTTTGCCGAACATCATCGCGCCTTTCAGTATATAGCCGATTAAATAACCGAAGCCGAGGGATAACTTACTGATTGCCGAAAACAGAAAATTACCAAGGAAACCACCCAAGAATTTGCCGAGTTTCAAAAACGGCAATAGCCCGGCAGTAACAAACGAAAATGCCGAATGTAACGTCAGCAAACCACCGACTACTGCACCAATTCCGCCGCCAATGGTTAAGACCCACTCCATGATTTGCGGGTTAGTTTCCACCCATTCCGTGATGCCATAAATCACCGGGGTAATATTTTCCACAAAAGAGGTGATCACAGGTAAAAAAGCATTGCCGATTTTTGTGGCGATTTCGGTTAGGCTACTTTTTAATTTGATGAGTTTGTTTTCTGTAGTATTACTGCGGTTTTCAAACTCCCGTTGCATGGAGCCGATATATTTTAAATTGCCGTTCTCGTCGGTTTCTTGCAATAAACCCAACTGGCGGTTGTACTCCCCGGTGTTTTGCGCCAACAGCAACACATCATCGGCATATTGTTTGCCGAACACTTTGGCAAGGAGCGGATATTGCTTATCCTTCGGCATTTTCTTCACTTTCTCAATGAAAGAAGAAATCGCCCCTTGCGCGTCTTTATTCATCGCCGCCGCGAAACTTTTTGTGGTAAAGCCGAGCTGTTTTAATTCTTTTTCGTGCGCGCCCGCTTTGAGTTGCAGAAATGCCGATGAC